AAAAGCGACATCTGCGCTTTCATCGCGGCAAATGGTTTCTTAAATGCGTTTGCCAATCCGCCTGCGCCACCGCTAAAAATTGAACCGATTTGCTGGCGGATAGTTGGAATCCAAGCCTTAACGGTTTGCGTGACGCTGCCTAGCCCAACCTTTACGGCTGAACCATCAACGCCTAGCTTAATCATTATTTGCTCGAAATTCATCAGTTGTTACTCGGTTTTGGAAACGCAACCTTTCCGTCGCGCAGTTCGTCTAAAGTAAATCTTTTTTCGCGCAATCCATTTACCACCCACATTTTTAGCTCGTCGGTTTTTTTATTGAACGTCGGCATATTCGGATTGTGCCTTTGCCGAATCGCGTTTAACCGCTGAAACAATTCCGGCAACCCCATTTTCCAGATTGCTTCCGATGGAAAATGATACTCGCTTTGCAACGCATCAAACCACCCCGTCAAATACGACAAGCAAGATTCACCGCCGCCGCTTACCGATGGCGGCGCGTCGTAAAACATTTCGTCAATGTATTCAAACGCTTTCAAAACAACTTGCTCGCTCGACTTTGGGCAATCGCGCAGAAATTTCCATTTAATTTTCAGGCCGTGGAAAAATGCCGCCAATGGCTCAAGTGATGGAAATAAGCCGCGCCAGCCAATGCCGTCACTCCACAATTTGAACTGTGGCGACATCACCCAAAGGAACATCGCAACATCATATCGCGATGGCTCTATGCGCCGGATGAAAGGGCTTTGTGTGCGCTCTAAAACTACGTAATCGGCAATCGTCATTGTGCGGACTCTTTCGCCGCACAAATCATACGTTAATCCAAGCAGCGAATTTTCGCGCGTGATGAATTGCCGATGCTCTGCCGCCGCAAGTGCTTCAACCAGTCCGGGCATTTCGCAGAGCAAAACACCCGCCGGCTGTTTCACAAAACGCTTTTGAGGTTCGCTCATGGCGCATAGTGATTAGCTATTTCCAGAAGGCGGAATGCCGTTGTAAATCTTGCGGAGCGTCAATTCCTGTTTCCAATACGCGCCCGCCTGATAAGCGTTGCCCGCGTCCTCGACATACCATTGGTCGCCGCCGTAAGCATTGGGAGCGGTGAAATAATCGCCGCGCAAAATAATCGTCGGCGTGTTGCCCGTGTTATCCACTGGCATTTGCGCCGTGCCGGTCGCCGTGTCAAACGTGCGAACACTGGCTTGTTTCAATGGTGCTCCGATTTGGTTGCTTTGCTCAATCGTTTTCGCTCCGTATTTCGGATTGAACGATTCCAAAACGACCTGACCGGCAACGCTGAAGTTTGCAACAAACGCGCCGTGTCCTACGCCGCCGTCGTTAAAGAATGATGTTTGGTTTCCGCCTGTTGATGGCATAATTTTATTTCAGTTGATGGTTTATGTGTTTGTCCAAGAGTTCGTCCGAATTTGAACTATTCCGCTAAAAGTTAATTCTGACCATTCTTGATTGTCGTCTGACTTCAAGTTGTCCGCTGTTGACGTATCTTTCAGCGGCTCGACTATCAAATGGTTCGGAAAATTCGCCGTGTCTGTCCATGTTGCTTGTCCAAAGGTTTGCATCATGCCGCGAATCCGCGCAACGTATTGGTCAATCGTTACGTTTGCGACTTCGGTATTTTGCGGGTCGCAAATTGCCGTCACGGTTAATTCAAATCCAAATGTGTCATTGTAAAGAACGCCCTGCGCTGTGACGTGCTTATGCCCAGTCATTGCGCCAACCTTCGCGTCAATTTCCACTCGCGGGCGAACGGTTTCAAAATTCTCCGGTGCATTTTGGCGCGTGAAAGCGTTGATTGATTGCGCTGTGAACCAACCGCGCAAACCTTCTTCAATCGCCGGACGGATGTTGTAAATCAAATCAAGATTCATGCGCGTCCTTTCCGTGGCGGCGAATCTTAATTCCATGCGCAACGTCTTTGGAATACCCAGACAAAATCAATTTAATTTTCGCCGCCACTTTGGTTTCGCGCGATTTAACCGCTGCGTTAATTTCATCGCGGAATTTTCCAATGCCGATTGCTTTGCTTCCGAAAACGGTTGATGGACTTTCCGAGTTTTGCAATCCCGTTAAATCGGTTATCGCTTTCGGGTTTCCGTCAATGTGTCGCGCAATCCATTTCGGAACTTCCGTGGATGGCTCAATCTTTTTCGCTGTCGCAAACCAAGTTGCTTTCATGCGCCCCATGTGGCTTTGAACAAAGCGCGTGAATTGCGAGAACGAGCTACGCTTAACCATGATTCGGTTAATCTCTTGAACATTCTGCTTTCCGCGCTCGCCAATGACTGAATACTTTTTACCCATTTTTCCATCAGCCATGATGAACGCGCGAAACATGGTTTCCATTGACGGGCTTTCGCTCAAAACCCGCGAGCGGCGAACGCCAGTCAAGAAATGCTCGCCAGAATTAAGCCAAAGCATATCGCCGTGTCCGCGCTTTTTAATCCCCCACGGTTTTGCAGGAAGCGGCGCAAAGACTCGGCCAATTTCTTTCGGGATGCTGTTGAACTTCTTTTGGCGATTGCGCGGGCCTGAAATCTTCCCGCACTCGGCAGCAAGTAATCGCGTTTCGTCTTTGACAACCTGCGAACAATCACCGCCTTGAGAAATCAGCGCGTTTGACAGGCCGTTGATTAGGCTAGTCAAACCGCGCGTATCAATCTCTTGGACGGCAATCATTTTAGGATGCGGCGGGAGTTGCAGAACCGCTTGCGGATGGCATCGCGGCGGGCGCGGGAGCAATCATTTCGCTCGGCAATTTCTGTTGCGAAATCTGATTCCAAGTCCGCGCTTCCGTGGTTACGGAATTAACCCAAACATCGAAGTCGGCGGAGTCAAATCCGCCAGCTTTGAACGCTGCCAATGCTGATTCAGCAAAAACAACCTTGTCCGTCATGCCAAAGTTTTCAAAGGCAAAGTCAGTTGCCGCCTTAATTAGTTTCAATCGTTTCATAATTTTTAATTGTCGTTTGATAATCCAACCAGTTCAAAATCTACCGTCAAATACGCGCTTAACGGTCTGCGCGTTGCCGTCCATTTCCGCCCATCAGCCGTTTGCAATCTGTCCAGCTTTGTCAATCGCGGCACATTGCCCGCAACATCCCTAAACCGTAAAACCCGTTTCCCGCGTGGGTCTTTAATCAAATCCGATTCCAAAAAGACATCGGTTTCAATTTCGTTAATGGCGTTAAACTTTTTGCCAGCGTCCAAGCCTGTCAGCACGGTTATCGTTTCTCCATGAATGTTTTCAAGTAGCGGAGCGCAACTTGCAGATAACATCGTGTCTGACAGGCTGGACATTGGTATGAATTACAGTTCGTTTTTACCGCCAACGATAATTACGCCATTCGTAACCGCCGCCGCCGCATTGGTGTTTGCAATCGTGTTCACTGCCAAGCCGTATAGCGCACCAATGTTAATGTTGGTGTAAAGCGGAGTTCCCGCCGTAACCGTAAAGCTATAAAGATTAGTCAAAACCTTTACGCCGTCCGGCGTTCCGTTAAACGTCACAACGTGAGTATCAGCCGTGCCAGCTGTATTGGGCAGACTAATGTAAATTTCAGCCGTTTGGAACGGGCCGTAAATCGTCTGCGGATAGCCGTAGCTCTGAAACGCTGCGGACGGCCATTGGTTTGTGTTAAGCTGGCTGCCAACCGTAACGCCAGAAGCATTCCAGCTAGATGCGGCTGGAAAGTTGAACGTATTGGTTGACGCTGCCAGCACGACGCCGACTTGATTCGTGTTGCCGCCAACAACGACAGTCGCGTTGGTGTAAAGCGTTCCGTCAAATAATGCCGTAGGCGGCAAGGCTTGAGAGACAAGCGGAGTGGCAATCAAGGCCGCAATACAGATGATTTTTTGCAATGTTTTCATGTTTTTGTTTTTTGAATTGAGTTTGTTAAATTATTTTTTTGGTTTGTCCGGCAGTGGTTTCCGCAGCCGTTTTTTGGACGGTTTCAACCAGTTTATTTTTGTCCGAAATTAGTTCTTCGTGGGTTTTCTTGGCGTCCGCTTCCGCGTCAGGCTTGGGAACAATCGGCTTTGCCTTTGACAGCTTTTCCGCAAGTTCATCCGCCGCCGTTTCGGTTTTGGTGGTTTCCAGAGGCGGCAATCCCGCACTCTTGCGAATGCGGTTAATCAACGCATTCTTTTCGTCAAGGATTGCGTCTTTTGATTCCTGCGCCCGCTCCGCTTGTTGAGCGGCGATTTTCGCCGTGCGCTCATCGGCGTCACGTCCCGCATTTTTAGCAACATCAGCAGAAGCCGCCAGCGAGCTATCGCGCGTGGTTTTTTCTTCCGTTGTAACTAAAGTCAGCGGGGTTGACGTGTTTTGAACGCGCCCAAAAATAACGCGCGAATAATCATCATTCACCGGAATTTTTGACGCAATTTTCTGATAGATGCGTAAGTGTGCATCATACGTTTCGGACGGGTCAGCCAGCAATTCCCATTTGCCAGTTTTGCGGCTCTTTCCGATTAAAATGTTTTCGCTCATAATTTTTAGAGATTGTCCGCTCCCGCCGCCCTGATTCTATTCAGTTACGGCGGGAGCGGTGTTGGTTAGTTTCCTTGGCTAGTTAAGCGAAACAAGGCTTTCAATTCACCAAGGCCAGAACCGTAGGTGCATTCGATGATTTCATTGTCCACGTTCGCGGACTCATTACCCCAGAACTGGTAAGTGAACGCGAGGTTTGTCTGGTCGTCGGTGATTTGCTCGTAAGCAACGAGCTTTTTCAACACGCCCGGAGGGGGCATAATCGGCGCGGTGGCAACCAAGACCGCAGACGGCCAGCACATATAGCCAGCCAAATAAGGGTCAGTTCCCGCCGTAACCGTGCCATCACCGCCGCGAATATAATTCGCAACCGGCAAGAGCGGGTCGTGCAGGATGTTTTCAAAACCGTATTTGTTCTGAATGACACCCTCATTGAGGATGTCGGTGTTTCCAGAATACAGATACGGATAGAGTCCGGGATCAATCGCAAGGTTGCTGAAATAATTCGGAGCAACCACGATGTTGCGACCTTTCAGCGGCCAATACGCATTGATAGCGGCTTGCATCAAGACGTTGCCAACAACGGTATGGTCGAAACCGCCCGCGTTGCCAGTCCAAATCGCATTGCCAAAGTTCGCCGCGTTGATGTTCGAGCCGATGATGTCCGCACGCACGTCAATCGCCAACTGCTCGCCGGCGAGGACAGACAATTTCTGAATGTCCAACCAAGGCTGACGGCGGATTTGATACGCGCTGAATTGCAGCGGTTGATACTTGCGGCCAGAACCCGGAGTAGGAACGCCGTTGCCAATGCCGCCAACCGTGATGCTCTTGGAAAGCGTCTGCGCGTTCGCGCCAGCCACATAGCCATTCGCATAGGTGAACTCCGTGCTGGCGGTAGTTGCCAACGGGTAGTAAGGCACTTGCACGACGTCCGTGCCTTCCAGCGGCACGTTGCCAAAGTTGTGCGAGAAGTAAGACAGCGACGTGAACTGACGGCGGAACGCGCGCATTACTTCCGATAGAATAACCTGACGGAGCAAGCCGGTTGACATCGTGTTCGCGTTGCGCGGGCTGGCAACGAACTTGTCATACGCCGCACGGAGCGGGCCAACGAGTTCTTCGCCAACTTTCTTATCCCGCACTTCGTATTTCTTCATGCCGTTGATAAGCTGCGAAGCGCGTTTGGAGTTTTCGCCAATCGCCAGACGCTCGCTGTAATTTTCAGCGGTCGTGCCATTGCGCGAATAGAAGTGAGCCGGAGCCATCAGGTTTTTAACGGCGCGGTCAAGCTCATCAATGGAGTTGGGGTCGCCAACGGTGATGTTCAACGGCGCAGTTCCCGGCAATGCGACAGGCAATTTGTTCAGTTTAGCGACAATCGGGTTTTCGCCAGCTTCGTTTTCTTTTGCGTTCAGCGCGTCGGTCATCCATTCTTTGACATCGTTCGCCGGAAGTTTTCCTTCTGTAACGAGCTTGTCAAACTGCGCTTGCAGCGCGGATTTGCGCTGGTTCAAAAGGAGCGCGTCAACCTGCTTCAAGCGGTTTTCCGTAGATGCTTTCCAAAGCTCTTCGTCTTTTGCGGGCGCGCCGTCGTCGGAGTCTGCATCAGGCTTTTCCGCATCAGGTTCGGGAGCGTTTTTCACCGAGCATTCGGCGCAATCGCAATCTTCATCGTGGTCGCCGTCTTTGCCGTTCTTGAAAGTCGGAGCGTTGTACTCGCGGCAATCATTTTGTCCAAAAATTCATTGGTGGCATTTTTGGAAACAGATACACCCTTACGGTTAAGCAGGGCGATTTTATCTTTTCGTTTCATGTTGGTTTTGTTGTTTTTGTGTTGTCCGCCCTGTTGGACGGGTTGTTTAATCGTGTTCAAGGCGGCAAGTTTTGTTTTCATGTTGCGGACTTGCAATGCCGTGAAATTTGAAATCGGTTCGTCGTCGGTCAATTCGTCAATCAATCCGAGCTTGTTTGCTTCTTCGGCGGTGAATAGCGAATTTTCTTTCATTCGATTGCGCCATTCATCAACCGTGCCGCCAGCCTTGCGCTGATACATTTCCGCAATCTGCTGCGAGGTGGTGTCCAAGTCTTTCGACTGCGCGGCCATTTCTTCCGCATTCCCCATGCACATTCCCCATGCGTCGTGAATAAAAATTTGCGCGTGGCGCGGAGCGCGGACTTTTACGCCGCTACCCATTGGCAACCAAGACGCGACGGAAGCGGCCATGCCGTCAATGCTCGCCGTCTTTTTACCCTTCCATTCATCAATGCGCGTCTTAATCGCCAGCCCTTCCCATACCGAGCCGCCAGCGGAATTGATTCGCAAATCCAAATGGCGCGTGTTGTCCACGCCTTTGGTTGCTTCCATGAAATCTTTCGCCGTAAATCCTTCGCCGCTCCAAGGGTCTGCGCCGATGTCTTGGTAAATCATTACCTCAACCGGCGTATCGGAATCCTTGTCAAACATGACGGAAATTTTTCCGCCCTTGTAATTCACGGTGCGGTTTTCAAATTTCGAAATCTGCTCGTCAAGCCAAGTGTCGGCGCAATCGCTCGCAACCGTGACGCCGCGATTTTGGAGAAATTCAATTTTGCGTTTTCTGTTCATGCGGTTTGCAACTCCTTTTTATTTTCAGGCGGCTCGCCCGTAAGTTGAATTTGACCCTGCATCAAAGCGGGCAAGGTGGTTTTGATGCCCAATTTTTCGAGCATCTTTTGTTCGCGCGCGAGTTGCTTGAAAACTGTCACCGTGCTTAATCCGAGCGGTGAAAGAATCATGTGGTAATTCGTCGCGCCCGCCGCAAGGCTCATCAAATTTGCATTGGTGACATAGCCGTAATCAACATTGCAAGCCGCTGGTTGTTGAATATGAATGCAATCGCGCCAATTCGCGGGAGGGTCAACTACGCGCGAGTCATTTCGAATTGCCCATTCCATGAAATAAATAACCGCTTCGCGCGTAAAGGCTTTCCATTTTTGGTAGTCGCCTTTGAAATAGGCGTCGGCAGAATCAAGTTGCGCGCGAACTTCCGTGCCTTGTGACCGCGCCGATTGGCCGGAAATCTTTTCAAATACAAGGCAGCGCGGGGCGTGTGCGCCAGCGCAAACCGAATTAACTAAAAATTCCAAAAGGTTTAACGTCGCATCGCTTGGCCGCGTCGGAGCCATGTTGATGGCTTTTTCACCTGTCTTTAATCCAAAAATGTATGCGCCAGTTTCTTCGCGGAAAACTGCGGTGCGCTTATCCCAATCGGTTGTTGTTGACGCTGGCGCGGACGGACGCCCCATTGCTGCGTTAATGCGCTCAAGTTTTGGGTCAAGCGGATTTGCGGCCTGTCCGCTTGCGCTTTCAATCGCTACGGCGCGGACGCTCTGCGCGTTTTGCGCGGTTAATTCAATTGTGATAACATCTTCCAGCTTGTTCAAATTGACTTCGCAGGAATAGAAATCAGAAACGCTGCGCGGCTGGTCTGCACGATGAATGTTTCGCAGTTGCCAAATCTGTTCGCAAGGTATCATCACCCATGAATCATTTTGTTCAAATGATGTCTGACCGCTGCGAACCCAAAATCCGATTTTATCAAGCATCGTGCGCCCGCTTACGTCAACCGTTTTATATTGAACCCCATCAACCAGCGTGATGCCTTCTTGCTCAAATTGATTCCAAGGCGATTCGCATCGGTGTCCTTCAACAATTTGCAGGACGGGTTTCGGCACGTTCAAAATGCGATTGTCAAACGATAACGGAAGATTTTTGCGCGTCTTAAGAATTAAAACGTCGCCGTCAACTTTTTGACAGCGATAGGCGACTTTCAAAAGTTCGGCCATGCTTTCACCATTCCAGCCGCAGTGCTGAAACCATTCTTGAATCACGCTTTCCGCGCGCTCAAACCATGAATTGTCGGCATCTTCCGAAATGTCGTCGCTTGGATAAAACGAGACGTGAAGCCCGCTTGCGCCAACAGTGTAACGCTCACCAACGGAAAGAATTGCTTCTGTGAGTGGCGAGTTTTGCGACCAATAACGCATCCGGCGCAACATCTCGCGGCGAGTGATATAGTTCTGGTCAAACTTGGCATCTTGAACGAGCGACGGCAGATAAGAAAACTTTCCGCCAGTAGCCAGCGGCCAGCCGCCCTCATACCAGTTTTTAGTTCCGTGAAATAATTTCCGGCAAGTGTCGGATTTTGGAAAAGTCTTTTGAAGGACTTTGGTGGCATTAAGCGCAATCCGTCCAAATGTCGGAAAATTAGCGGAGTCGAAAATTAAAGCTGTGATTGGAGATTTCACCAGCACGCTCCTTCTGGTATGAAGTTTCCATCGTATGCGGTAGGCTCTAAACGCAAATAGGAAACGTCCGGCTGATAATCATAGACGGGCTTCAAAACCCGCTGCATGAAAGGATAAACCGCAATGTCCGCGTCTGGCGGTTGCGCGGGATTATAATTCGCGTATTGCGGGAAGGCTTCAATAAACCATTGTGCGGGCGGCGATGTCGGCTCATTTTGAATAAGCCAAATAAATCCGTTCAGCTTATTATTTTCGCGGTCGTAAAGCTCAATCAGCATCCGATAAGATTGCTGAAGCTGCGCGGGAGTGTAGCTGCCAACGCCAGCACTGCGATAAGATTGAGAAGCCGAATTTTTAGAAACTGAACCGATTGAGCCGCCTGAAAATAAATTGCCCGCCGCGCGCTCTTGATTGCGAAGCTGTTGACGCAAACTGGACGCGCTATCGGGAGCATCGTCCCAAGCGTTCTCCAAAAACATTTGCAGCGTCTCAATGGCTATATCCATCCGGCCTTATTATTGGCACGGAGTGTCTATTTTTAATAGACGCTAGAAAACGCTAACGCAAAAGCATTAGTTATTGAGACAAAAAAATAGCGACGGCATGAGCGCGAGAAGATGCGCGAAGTTTTTGCAGTATGGCGCGGACGTGACTGCCAACGGTATTTTTCTTGATGGCAACCGAGTCAGCGATTTCCTTGTCCGTCTTACCTTTTGCAATCAGCTTGACGATTTGCTCTTGGCGCGGCGATAGGTTGGTTTTCATTTCGGCTGCTCCTTTGGTTTTTCGTGGCAACCGCACTTGCATTTCTCGCGCGGCGAAAAAAAACTTTTGACGGTTTCCGCAATCGCCTTGCGAGCGTTTTGAACTTTGTTTCGCGGTGATTCGGTTTCAGGTGTTTTCATTTTGGCAATGGTGTTGCGTTTGTTGCTGGCGCAATCAGTCTAGCGGTTTCAGCAATTTCCTTTTCCTGAATCGCCATGATTATCGGCTCGGCGGCGGAAAATAATCCGTCGCGTATTTCTTCGGCGAGCAATCCATTTCGGATTGCGACAACGACATTTATTTTTAAGTTTTCGTGAAACTGTTTGCGGGCGGCGTCTAGGTTCATGCGTTTTCTTTTTCTTTCTTCATTGCCTGTATAGCATCGAAGCTGATTAAATTCAAGCGGTATGCTCCAACGAAATTCATTAGCTCGCAAGCGTGTAAATGGTCGTCCCAATCAGAGCGTCGAGATTGCCAAGTGTAATCACGCGGATTGTTTTTCTTTGGCTTGCGAACTTTTCCAGCCATGTGCTTGTGATACTCCTCGGTGTCCATTTCCGGCGAGATTGTCCACTTTAAATGCGTCTTACTCGTCCGCACGTTGTCCATCATGTCCTCAAACAAATCCGACAGGAACTCTAAAAGTTCAATCCGCATCTGCTTGGCTAAATCTGTTCCGCTGTAAGGGTCAATGTTTGGATTGACGCGGTAAGGACGATAAAGCCCGCTTTCCTCATCGCGGAATTGTCGCTTGCCGCCAAAAGCCTTCATCGGATTCCAGCCGTTGACCATCGGCAATTTGTCTTGGATTGGCGGGTCTAGCTGGCATCGCGTCGGCATTTTTATATTCGCGCAATTTCTCAAAACTTCCGACTGCGAAAAGCCAACATCCAAAAACACCGCTTGCGGGATGATTTGATGTTTCGCTTGCAAGTCGTCCAATTCGTCCCATTGATTGAACGCCTTGTATTCAATGCCGTGGCAAGCGTCTGTTCCGTTCCATGCGCGGACAACTGCCCAAAAATACGGCGCGTGTTCGTGATAATCCACGGACAAAATTTTCAACCATTCGCCGGTTAATTCTATGTGGCGTCCGGCAGTTCCAACGCGGTCAACTGACACTGATTGATTAACATCCGGCTCGGCTAAATCAGAATTGATAAAGCCTTTTACGCCATCAATGCTCCGTTTCGCCGTCAGAAACTTTTTTGCCATCGCGCCAAAATCGCAATCGCGCGAAGTCGAATACATGGACGGCAAATGCCAGCCGATATATCCCGGAACACCCTGCGCGGTCGCTCGCCATTCGCCATGCTTCAACATTTCATGTTTGTGCGAATTTAGAATCTTGCCTTGGCAATGCGGGCAAACCATGTGCGCGGATTTAACTACGCGGTCTAAATCCCAGTCGCCGTTTTGCGTCCGCGCTTCGTCGTCCCATTTGATATACGCTTCGTAGCCTTGCGGTTCAAAAACGGAGAATCGTTTTGACCATGCAAAGACAATTTTTTCAGAGCAATGCGGACACGGAAGAAAAAATCTGCGCTTGTCGGATTTCTTGAACTCTTCCCAGATGCCGGTATTGTCCAAGGTCGGCGTTGATTGTTTGTAACGCCGCGATTCGGGAACGGATTTTGTGCGCTCATCTGCCAGCGTGACCGGATTAGCTTCTTTGCTGGTTTCCGTCTGTTCTGGGTATTTGTCAATCTCGTCTTGCCAAACCACGTCGCAACGATTTTCGGCAAGCTGGCTAGCGGAGTTGCTGCCCGTCACGTCGATGATGCTGCCGTTGATTTGCATCTGCCCGCTTGTGAAATCAAACCGCGCCGCGCCAGTTGGAATTTTATCGCGCAAAACTTTCGTCGCGCGAATCGCTTTGTGTAATCGCGTCTTGGCAAATGAACGCGCTCCCGCTGGCCCTGTTCCGCCAGTTGGCTTTACAATTAAAGCCCGCGTCGGCTCGTTTGCCAGTCGGTAGCAAATCCCCGCCATGTTGGAAACCGTCTTGCCCGCGCCCGTGCCAAACACCGCAACGAAATCCGTTCCGCCTTTAAGGTTTTCCGGCAGCGGGCCCCATGCGTCAACCGGCTCGCGCAAATACTCGCGGCCAACAAAAGTGAACGGGCCTTTTATCTTTGGCTCGTTAAGCACGAAGTTTTCTTCCGCCCAAACACTT